TTTGCATATGTAGATGTACAGTTTTGAATATATGGCGAAGCAGTTGAAATAGTGCCGTTAGGGTCTAGTGAAACAACTGCGGCTTTTCCAGTACCACCAGCACCTGGTGTTCCTGTTAAACCTTTCATTGACATTTGAGTAATATTAGTCAAGTTATTAACAAGGAACATATTAGAAGCGTTATTATTTTCTAACGCTGTAACTGTTAATACTGCATTACCACCGTTACCAATTTGACTTGCTAGTAAAGTTATCGTATCATTTGCTACAAAACCATGACCGCCATGATATATTGTAAGTGATGATATTGCACCACCTGAAATTGTAACATTACATACAAATGAACTAGCTTCACCACCTCCGCTTGTAGCATAACCATGAACATAATTGTATGTGCCGTTTGTTGCACCTGAGGCATTTGTTGTTATTGAAACTGTTTTAACTTGGTGACCTGTACCTGTGCCAGGTCTAATTTCTGTTCCTCTTAAACTTTCACCTTGAACTGTTACTCCTGGTTTTACAACAAGAGGTAATGTTTCTCTATAAACACCATTTTTAACATAAACAACATCACCAACTGAAGCAGAAACTACTGTGATTGTAATATTTGAAGCACCACCTAATTGAGCACTTGCGTTTGTAAATGTAATTACATCACCAGCTGCGTGGTCTTTACCACCGTCTGTAATTACAACTGATGGAGTAGATGAACCATCTACTGTAACTCTTGCTTTTACACCTGTACCTGTACCATCTGTGCTTGTTTGGTTAATATCGTAAGTACCTGGAACACCTCCTGTACCACCTGTTACTGTATCAAAGTCAACTACATCACCTGAACTAGCTTGTGATAATGCGTAATAAAGTGTTTTAAAAGGTAAATATTGTGAACCTGGATTTGAATCTGAACCTGAGTTGGCAACATAGTAAACATTTTTACCTTCAGCGTTAGACCAAATTGGGTCTGTGCCGTCTGTAGTTAAAACTGACCCAACTGTTCCAATTGCTAATCTTTCAGTAGCAGCTGCGCCTTGTTTTATTAAATCTCCTCTTGTGCTTAATACTGCACCTGAATCTCCTTGTGCAATTAATTGCCATTTAGCACCATCTGAATCTGGAGATACATTTAAAATTCTATCTTCTAATGCAATATAAGTAGATGAAACTAATCTTACTACATCACCAATATTGTAAGTAGTTGAGGCACTATAAACACCTTGATAATCAAAACCTGCAACTAATAATTCCCAATAAGTAGTGTTAACTGTACCATTCGTATTTGATGGATATTGACTTGTGTTATTTGCTGTAGCCACATAAGTATTACCACCATATTTAACTACATCACCTGTTTTGTAACCTGTTCCGTGATTATACTCTCCCGAAACTTTAAATCCTGTTGTTACTACATCCCAATATGCATTGTCTGTAGGTGTTTGACCTGCAGCTTCTTCGGCATTAATATAAATGTAAGTATAACCACCATAATTTACAATATCACCTTTTTTATAAACTGTACTACCATTGTAATTATCTTTAAATTCTTGTGCTTGAATAAAGACTGAAACTTTAGATTGGTCAAAAGCGTCTTCGTTTGCACCAGATGTGTGAGCAGTTGTTACTTTATATTGATATGCACCAAATTTAAATATATCATTTACTTTGTAGTAAGTGTCGGCAGCCCAATCACCTTTGTAATCTACCTGGTCTTGATATAATTCAAATTTTGATTCGTCTAAAATTGTTGATGAAGATGTGTGAGCAGTCGTACATCTATATTGTCTTTGTCCGTATTTAACTAGGTCATTTAATTTGTACCATGTACTATTAGCATATGTGCCTTTATTAAATAAAGACTCTGCTTGTAAAGACCAGTAATTTGTGTAAGTGCCAGGACTTGTGTAAAATAAGTTTTCGTTACCAGGAGATGTGTGGTTTGCAATAGCAACATAAGAGTTACCACCATATTTTACAACATCATCAATTAAATAGGCAGTTGATGTAGCCCAATTACCTCTCCATTTAAATTTTATTCTGCCTAATTTGAAATCTGCCATGGTTTACCTTTAATTCTTTATACTATTTATACGAGTTTATACCGCTGATTGCCAAGTTGTTGACGCAACAGGATATGTACTTCCCTCTGCTGTTGTGAAGTCATCACTTGTCAAGGCAGTTGCCCCTCTGCTATTGTTTTCCCTTTTTACAAAATAACCATTATTATCAATATAATATGTTGCGTCACCATCTTCATGTCTAAATTGATGGTAAAAATCACTTGAATTGTTTTTATATTGTCTATCTATATAACCGACTGCAACCTGAGCTGTGCTAAAAGGTGCAATCTTAAATGTTATTACTCCTGAAGCGTATGTCCATACCTTATCTACTTCTTGTTGAACACCATTTACGAACACAGCAATTCTTGTAAAATCTAAAACAGCAGTTGTTAGTGTGAAAGTTGTAGTTGAACCATCACCTGTAAATAATTGTGTGACGCCTGATTGTAATTTTACATCTTCATCAACATATTCTGTTAAAGTTGAAATTTGTCTGTTGTTTCTAGGGTCAGTAGGTGAACCACCTTCATAGTCTAAAGTTTCACCACTATCTTTATTAACTTTTGTGTAGTACAATAAACCCTCTGTTGTTCTTCGTAATGCATGAAAGCCCTCTTTACTTTGAACACCAATAGGTACAACATATCCTGGACTAGCCATTTACTAACTTACCTCCAAAATACTAGCAAAAACTTCCGCTGTTGGTACTGAACTGTCACTTAACACATCAGCATAAACTCTTAAAATATCATTTGGTTCTAAATTGATAGGTTTATCTAAAACTAAAGTGTTGTTTGCTGGCACACTTAAACCTTTTCCTACATGTCTAAATGTAGAACCACCATCAATTGTCACTTTTACATGAACATTAATAGATTCAGATGTTTCGTGATTTGAAATATATAATGCGTGAATAACAGCATAGACAGAACCGCCGGCAGTATATATCGCACCTGAGTCAGATGTTCCTAAAGCTGCACCTGCATTTTTAAATGTACTCGCCACTTATTATCCTCCAAAAACTATTGAATACGCTAATGCGTCACCGTCTAAAGCAACCGTACCAGTTGAATTGGGTAATGTTATTGTTCTATCAGCAGTTGGTTCTGCAACTGTTAAAAAAGTTTCATATGAGTTTGCTAAATTACCTTCAAATACTAATCTTGCGCCTTGGTCTAATAATAAATCTGTTGTTGTAGTTGCACCATTAGTCATAACATTTTGTAATGTAACTGAACCAGCACCACCAACTTCTTTTACAGAATTATCACTTTTCTTTATATAAAATTTACCGTCTGTAACATTAACAGCTAATTCACCTACTTCTAAAGCATTTGCAGCTGGAACAGCTAATGCCGTTTCACTTCTTTTTGGTTTTATTACTGTTGCCATTATTTACAATGTTTCTTAATCTGTTTGATAAGTTTATCTTTGGTATGTCTTTTGTCTAATTCTATACCAACTTTTCTACCTAATTTTTCTAATTCTTTTTTTGTTTTTTTATTTAGATTTTTTAAATCAATCTCATCTTCCTTTTTTAGGACCAATGGGTAATCTAAATTAAAAAGACTTTTAAATTTTTTCCATAAATTTTTCATATTAGAATGAACCTCCGTCTATAGTTGTTACAGTCACACTACCACTTGATACTGCGAAATTATCCGAATGAAAACTAGCTACACCAATATTTGATGTACTTGCTAATTCACCTGCAATTGTTAATTGATTACCTGAAGCTGAAGTATTGACACCCTCACCTGCAATAAATTCCATAATATTTCCTATTTCAACTGTACCAGTTGAACTATCTTCTCCGCCAAATCTAAAGTTTTCAATCTTAGCACCATCTATACTACCTGCTAACATAGCATTTGTAATACCTAATGCCTTAATTCTTAATGAGTCTGAGTTAACTTCAATTGAACTATCATCAACTGCAACATCTATCTGATTACCAGATTTAGTTAAAGCCGCACCTGCTGTAATTTGACCTGCGCCAGAGAATTGTGCTACATCTAAAGCAGTTGTACCAAAAGTAGGAGAACCGTTATGTGTAAATACATAACCATTATCTCCATTAGCAGTACCTTGTTCTACAAACACAAAAGAACCACCTGTTAATTCACTAGGTTGGTCTTCAGGAGTTGCTCTTGTTAAAATCCAATTTGATGAACCTGAACCAATAT